GAGTTAAAGAATACATTTCAACAATTTATAAACCAACAAAACATTCCAAACTTATTGTTGTCTGGTTCTGCAGGTGTCGGGAAGACAACTGTAGCAAAGGCTATGTTAGAGGAGCTCGGAGCTGACTATATTGTCGTCAATGGATCCCTACATGGTAATATTGATACACTACGTACTGAGATTATGAACTTTGCTACCACTGTGAGCTTTAGTGAAGGAAGAAAGTATGTTATCCTAGATGAAGCAGACTATCTTAATCCACAAAGCACACAGCCGGCTCTTAGAAACTTCATGGAGGAGTATTCTAAGAACTGTGGATTCATTTTAACTTGTAATTTTAAGAATAGAATCATAGAGCCATTACAATCTCGTTGTAGTGTTGTTGACTTTTTGTTTCCAAAGAAATTAGCCCCGTCGCTGGCCGGCTCATTTTTCACTAGAGTCAAAACAATCTTAGATCAAGAAGAAGTTAAGTATGATGAAAAAGTACTTGCAGAAATTATTCAGAGACACTTCCCAGATTGGAGGCGCGTACTTAATGAATTACAGAGGTATTCGGTTTCTGGGATCATTGATATAGGTATACTGTCAAACTCGTCTCAGAACGCGTTTAAATCGCTCATATCCCTATTAAAAGGTAAGCAATTCGGTGATATGCGTAAGTGGGTTGGTCAGAACATAGATAGTGACCCAACAAGTATAATGAGACAGCTATATGATCATGCTAGTGATCATGTCAAACCTAGTTCAATACCTCAATTGGTTTTATTAATCGGTGAGTATCAGTACAAATCTGCCTTTGTTGCTGATCAAGAAGTCAACTTAGTTGCTTTCCTCACTCAAGTGATGGCAGAAGTGGAGTTTAAATAATGCCTTATATAGAAAAAGCTGGAGTCAAAACAGTACAAGATCAACTAGAGCAATGGAAAGGAGTCATGCACGATCCAAATATAGATGGATTCAATGGCTTTGGTTGCAAGCAAAAGATTTATCAAGTACTATGGGCTGCACAAAAAGCACTAGTCGGAGCACCAACATATGCTGGTGAAGAAGAATGGCTAGACCAAAATCATACAGACTAAGGAAATAAAATGAAAGTAGCGATACTGGGGAACGGTTTCGTAGGTAATGCAACAAGATATTATCTCGAAAAGTATTGCCCTAATGTAAAAGAAATACTAATTGAAGATCCCGCACAAGGATTACATATTGACAACTGGAAAGATGTTGTCTTTACTTTTATATGCGTACCAACAGATTTAGATGGCGGTGACGATAAACTAGATACAAGAATAGTAGGTCAAGCATTAAAGAGATCAAAAGGTATTCCAGTAATTAGAAGTACCATTGGTGTTGATCAAGTGACATTATTGGCACTAGGTTATGACAAAGACTTTTTATTGTGGCCAGAATTCTTGAGAGAAAACCATTGGGAAGATGATGTAAATAATTTTGACATACCAATTGTATTAGGTGGACGTGACGACAACAGGTCATTACTTATTGATTCAATACTAACTAATGATAATAAGATAATATTTGAAGGGTCATGTCACGAAGCTGCTTTAATGAAGATGTCTAGGAATGCCATGCTAGCCGCTAAAGTTGCTCAAGCTAATATGTTATATGGTTTATGTGAAGAGTATAAAGCTAGCTATGATTTAGTTAAAGCATTCTTAATAGAAGATGGTACATTAGGGGTCACACATTTTGAGGTTCCAGGTCCAGATGGCAATTTAGGTTTTGGTGGTAAGTGTTTACCAAAAGACACCACACACTACATGAACCTCTTTAGTGAAGACAACTTATATGAAGATGTCTTAAAGTACAAGAGAAATGAAACCGTTTGATTATGTAAACAGTATCAACTTCACCAAGAAAAACTTGATGAAGAATACTGCTAATGATGAATTAGCAGAGAAGGATTATGTTCCTTTCTTAACTAATAAATCTTTATCTTATTTCACTGACACGTTATTATATGCTAATGAAATGAACCGTTATCACTTCCTAGATAAGCGGTTGCAATATGAGTTTTACCTAAATAGTATTCGTAAGAAGAAAAGATTTGCGAAGTGGGCGAAAGCAGAAGATAATAATGAGGTTATGATGATACAAGAGTATTACAAATTCTCTCCACAAAAAGCGAAAGCTGCACTTTCAGTTTTATCTCCGAAGCAAAAGGATATTATAAAACATAAAATGGAAAACGGAATTAAAAATGATTAACATAGAATCATTAATAGAAGTCACATTAAAAGAACCAGATGACTTCTTAAAAGTGAAAGAAACTCTAACCAGGATAGGTGTAGCATCAAAGAAATCAAATACACTATTTCAATCCTGTCACATATTACATAAACAAGGTAAGTACTACATTGTACATTTCAAAGAGTTATTTGCTCTTGATGGTAAACAAACAGATTTAAACGAAGATGATATATCAAGAAGGAATACTATTGCTAAACTATTAGCAGAGTGGGATCTTGTTGGCGTTGTTAATGAAGATCAATTACAACCAGCAGATAGTATGTCATCAATCAAAGTTATACCTTTTAGTCAAAAGTCTGAATGGGAATTAGTTGCCAAGTATAATATTGGCAAGAAAAAATAATTACATTTTTTCGTTGACTTTTAATAATTAAATACCATATAATATATAAATACTAATGAGTGCTCATAAGAGGCTCATAATTAATCTTCGCTTGATAAGGAGGAAATATGACAATCTACGAAGAACCATTCGGTCGTCTAAGACCATTCGGAGTTGGGTTTGATGAAATGTTCAAAAAACTTGACGCAATCCACAACCAACCTCAAGGCAATTACCCGCCTTACAATATTGTAAAACTTGATGAAGAAAGTTTTGTTATTGAAATAGCTGCAGCAGGTTTCAGCAAAAAAGACTTTAAGATCGATCTAAAAGATTCATCTTTAAAAGTAAAAGCTGAAAAAGGTGAAGCTGTTGAAAAAGAATTCATACATCAAGGTATTGCAGCAAGATCATTTGAAAGAGTGTTTGCTTTAGCAGAACATGTTAAAGTGAAAGACGCTACTTATAGTGATGGGATCTTAGCAATTAAATTGATTAGGGAAATTCCTGAGGCAGAAAAGCCAATCGAAATTAAAGTCAAATAATAGTTGACTTATTAATCGTTAGCCTATATAATAGGGGCCATGCTATTCGTGTGGCCTTTATTATTATACCAGACGAAGGAGATAAATAATGGATATATTTAAAACATTACACAAGTTTATGAAACGTGGAAGGATTCACAAAGTCATAAACATGCTAGAGGAAACTAAACATGTTCGGAAAGAAAAAAGAAATAGATATAGAGCAGCTAAAAGAAACCCTTAAAGTTGATGAGGGAGTTGTTTATGAGATTTATAACGACCACCTTGGTTATCCTACATTCGGTATCGGGCACCTTGTCCTCGAAGGAGACGC